TATTTGGAGATAGGAAAGATGTCAAACTTGTTCTTAAAACACAAGACGGAACCTTGGGACATTTAGAGTTTCCAACTAATAATATAGAGATAATAGATAAGCCTTATCCTAGATGGAGGATTAAAAAGTTATACGCTGACGCAGATTGTTTCGTCTTTCCAACCAGGGGAGAAGGCTTTGGGCTACCTCCAGTAGAAGCGATGGCAACTGGACTTCCTGTGATATTTGCAGACCATACAGGGATGCACGAGTTTGCGAATGATAAGTATAACTATCCAATTAGAAAGAATGTATTAACTCCAGCATTTAGATACCCTCATAATTGGGGAGATGTTGGCAACTGGTACGAACCAGACTATGAAGAATTTAAAACATTGATGAAATATGTTTTTGACCACAAAGAAGAAGCAAAAGCCAAAGGTTTAAAAGCTTCAAAGTGGGTTCGGTCTAACTGGACAACCAACAATACTGCGAATAAAATAATTAAAGAATTAAGGAGGATATAATGGCAACTTCAAATAAAGAAATAAGGGTTGTCATTTACGGGTACGGCTGGGTTGGAAAAGCGATGCATACTTTATTCCCAGACGCCTTAATACACGACCCTGAACAAGGGTTTTTTTCAAAAGAAGTAGGTGATGTAGCGTTTGTGTGTGTACCAACACCACTAAAAGACGGGAAGCTGGACACCTCGATAGTAGAAAATGTCCTAAAAGAAGCTGAAGAACCTTTAATCGTGGTCAGGTCTACGGTAATGCCAGGGACTTGTGAGAAGTATGACGCTGTCTTTCAGCCAGAATACTTAGGAGAGACGGTTAATCATCCGATGACCGACCAACATTCAAGACCATTCATCATCTTGGGTGGCAGTCCTGAAAAGAGACGAAAAGTAATCAGTTTATATATGACCGTATTCAATGCGAACCTTAAAATCAGGCAAATGACCTCGTATGAGGCAGAAGTCGTTAAATTATCAGAGAATAGAGCAATCGCTTTCAAAGTAGCTCAATGTCAGGAACTCTATGATGCCTGTGAAGCCGCTAAGATAGATTACTATGCTATAAGAGATGCTGTTTACGGAGACGACCCTAGAATGAACCTCTGGTGGACCGCTATCTATAAAGACAGAGGATTCAACTCTAAATGTATTCCAAAGGATGTTTACGGTTGGTCTAGTTGGGCTGAATCTTGTGGCTACACCCCAGAATTAACAAATAAACTCTTGGAGGTGAATGATGTCCTTATCAATAGCAATTCCAAGTAAGGGGGAGAAATTCCTCAACCAAACCATTAGAGATGTCTTAGAGAATGCCACAGGAGAGATAGAAATATTCCCAGTCTTGGATGGTTACGAACCAGACGAGATAATAGAGGACTCACGGGTTAAATATATCCGCTTACCAGCTACGCCAGAGATGAAGAAACGACACGGAGTCAATGAGATGGTTAGACAAGCTAAGGGGGATTATGTAATGAGTCTAGATGCTCATTGTCTGGTTGCTAAAGGCTTTGACGAACAACTCGCCAAAGACCACAAACCTAACTGGGTTCAGATACCGAGAAGGCACAGGCTGGATGCTGAGAAATGGGAAATACAAGACCAATTTGGTAGACCACCGATTGATTACGAATACTTTATGTTCAGACCCTTAACAAGGGGCGAAAGTCTCCACGGATATAAGTGGGACTCACGAACTTTAGAGAGAGCAGATATAATGATAGACGATACTCTGGAATTTCAAGGAAGTTGCTGGTTTATGACTAAGGATTGGTTCAATAAATGCGGGTTTATGCAGATTGAGGGATATACTGGCTGGGGTCAAGAAGCCGAAGAATTAGGTTTAAAGACTCGGTTGATGGGAGGAGAAGTTAAGACGAATAAAAACACCCATTATGCTCACCTTCATAAAGGAAAAACATACGGGAGGATGTATCACCAGAATAAAAGCGAAGTCCAAGCAAGTTATGATTATTCAAGACAAACTTGGTTGTACGATAATAAAGATTTTTTTATAAGCGTAATTGAGAAATTTATGCCAGTCCCGAATTACCCAAAGAATTGGAAGGAGTTGATATGGTCAGAGAAGATTTAGGCAAATACTTTGCAGACAAGGGATTCACCGTAGGGGCTGAGATAGGCACTGAGAGGGGCTACTTTGCTAAAACCCTACTAGATGCTAATCCTAAGCTAAAACTCTCTTGTATAGACGCCTGGTGCGTCTACAAGGGGTATAGAGACCACACCAGACAAGACAAACTAGATAGATACTATGAAGAGACCAAAGAATTGCTAAGTCAGTTCTCTCCAAGGGTAGAGCTTATCAGGGGGTGGTCAATGGACGCAGTTAAGGAGTTTAAAGACGAATCTCTGGATTTTGTCTACATTGATTGTAACCATGATTTTAAGAATGTCACAAATGACATAGCAGAATGGTCTCGTAAAGTCCGAAAAGGTGGGATAGTTTCAGGTCACGATTATGTTCCTTACAGGTCAAGTTGTGAATGTCAGGTTAAAGATGTCGTAGATGCTTGGGTACACGCCTATAGGATTAAAGACTTACAAATAACAACGGAGGACTTTCCATCGTGGATGTACACAAAACTTTAATCACTTCGGCTTCGTTTAATGGTTTTGATGAACCCAACGAGTGGGCAGACCAGCCAGCCGATATAATGAGATACAATGAGACGAACTTTCCTTTAAGAAAGGCTCTCACGCCTCACGCCCAGAGTAAAATCCCTAAGTGTTTTGGCTGGGATTTAATCCCTTATGATGAGAATCACGATAGTTATGATTTTTATATCTGGGTAGATGCTAATTACATCTTAAAAGAGGGAGCGGTTGACTTTCTGATTAAGGAATTAGGCGATAACGATATTTTAGTTTTTCCCCATCCGTTTCACGATACCGTTGAAGATGAGTTCAATTTTCTGAGAGATAACCTTCCTAAGAGTAAATATCTTCAACAACGATACGAGGGAGAACTGTTAGAAGAACTTTATTATGAGATAGATGAAATCTGTGGGAGCGACAAAGGAGACCTTCCTGCCTATCACGCAGCTATATTTATTTATAGAAATAATGAAGCAATGAGAACCGCCCTTAAAGAGTGGTGGTATTACGACTCAAGATTTCACCTAGACGACCAGCTGACAATGAGTCTGGTTTTAGACAGAGAAGATATTGAGGTTAAAGTAATGGACAAAAAGATTAAAGATTATCCTTACTGGGAATATAGGAGTCACAAGAAATGAACTATGATTTGTCTATAATAATTCCTGCCAGGAGAGAAGAATGGTTAAATAAAACCATTGAGGATATATTGAAAAATAAACGAGGCAAAACTCAGATTATTGTTGGGTTAGATGGTGATTGGCCAGAAGCACCGATACAGACGCATCCCGATGTGGTTATTTTATATTATCCTGAGTCCATTGGACAAAGAGCCATTACAAAACAATGTGCTAGAATTTCTAAAGCAAAATTTATCGCAAAAACGGATGCTCATTGTGCTTTTGATGAGGGGTTTGATGTTAAAATGTTAGAAGCATTTGAAACGGCTGGAGATAATGTGGTAATTTGTCCCACGATGAGGAATCTATGGGTGTTTAATTGGGTTTGCCCTGATGGACATACTAGATACCAAGGCCAATCTGGTATTTGTAAAGAGTGTGGCAAAGAAACAGTTAAGGATGTAGTCTGGATAGCTAAAACCAATCCTCACAGTTGGTCATATTGTTTTGATTCAGAGCCTCACTTCCAATATTTTCAGGAGTATAAAAAGAGGGCAGTAAAAGAAAACAACCTAACTGAGTCAATGAGTTTGCAGGGTTCGTTTTTTATGATGACTAGGGACAAATATTTTGAATTAGATATAGATGATGAAAGTTTTGGTAGTTGGGGAAGTCAAGGATTAACCGTTGCCTGCAAGTTTTGGTTGTCTGGTGGCAGGGTTTTAATAAATCATTCCACCTGGTATGCTCATTGTTTTAGAACCGCTGGTGGAGATTTCGGGTTTCCTTATCCTAACCCTGGCAGTAAAGTACAAGACGCTAAAAAATATGCTAGAGATTTGTTTTTTAATAATAAATGGGACAAACAAACAAGACCTCTTAGTTGGTTGGTAGAAAAGTTCTGGCCTATTCCTGGTTGGAGTGATGAAGATTTGAAAAAGATAAAAGAAAAAGATTCTGCGGTTGGAAAAGGACTAAGTTCTGGGATTTTATACTACACCGATAACCAGATAAATATGAAACTAGCCAAAACTTGTCGTATATATATTAAGGAATCAGGCTTACCAATTACTTCTGTCTCTCTAAAAAAGATGGACTTTGGCAGGAATATTCACCTACACCTTAAAAGAGGTCGGGAGACAATGTTTAAGCAAATCCTAGCAGGATTAGAAGCGATGACCGAAGATATTATTTTCTTCTGTGAGCATGATGTCATTTATCATAAGAGTCACTTTGACTTCATACCACCCTCTAAGGATAAGTTCTACTACAATAACAATAACTGGCGGGTCAGAGATGATGGCTTTGCGGTTAAGTTTGACCACGACTCAACCTCTCAGATGTGTGCCTATCGGGAACTTTTAATAGAAGAATACCGAAAGATAGTGGCTCAAGGCAAAGATTATAAAGGTAGTTACGAACCAGGGACTAGAGATAAACGAAGTGATAGGTGGGAATCAGCCGAGGCGAATCTTGATATACGCCATACAAATAATTTAACAGAAAACAGGTGGAGTACGGATAAATTTAGAAATAAAGCAACTTGTCAGAACTGGCAAGAAAGTACGATAGATAAAGTAACAGATATAAATTTAGAAACAATAATAGGAAAGAAGGTATAAATTGGCTGACCAAAAAATAAGTGCATTAACAGGACTAACAACCTTAGCGACAGGAGATACTATCCCTGTCGTTGATGCGACAGATACTACAACTAAAAAGACGACCTTTGCGGATTTGTTTGGGTTGTTATATCCGATAGGGAGTATTTATATATCTACCCTCTCAACCAATCCTGGGACACTATTAGGAGTTGGCACTTGGTCGGCTTATGCGGCTGGGCGGGTGCTTGTAAGTAAGGCAGCCTCGGGAACATTTGACACTGCCGCAGCAACTGGGGGTGCAGAAACACATACACTGAGTGCTCTTGAATCTGGACTCCGTGCTCATAATCATACTATTGGAGACAACTATAATGTTGGAGCTGGTGCCTTTGGTGTTGGTATTCTTAGGGGAAGTGGAACGGGGGCTGTTACTGCCGATGCTACCGCAGCCGCAGCCGCAGATGCTCATAATAATCTACAACCCTATGTAGTTGTTTATATGTGGTCAAGAACAGCATAGAGGGATTAAATGGCTTATAGTTTTTTACAAAAAGAAGATGCAGGATACTTACTACAAGAAGAAAATAGTAAGATTGTTCTTGATGGGTATGAAAGTGAATCACCCTCAGTCTCTCCCTCTGTAAGTCCTTCTTCTAGTCCCTCTAAATCTCCGTCTAACTCTCCTTCAAGTTCTCCCAGTGCCTCTTACTCGCCCTCAGTCTCTCCTTCAAAGTCTCCATCATCTTCAGTCTCAAGTTCAGCTTCAAGTTCTGCCTCAAGAAGTCCCTCAGCTTCATACAGCCCCTCTGTAAGTCCTTCATCATCTCCATCTCGCTCTGCCTCCAAAAGCCCAAGTTCAAGCCCTAGTGCCTCTATTAGTGCTTCTTCTTCGGCTTCAAGGAGTCCTAGTTCTTCAGCCTCAGCTTCCTATTCTCCATCTATATCTCCGTCATCTTCAGCGTCAGCGTCTTATTCTCCGTCAAAGAGTCCTAGTGCTTCGCCCTCAGTCAGCCCTAGCGTCAGCCCGAGCAAGTCTCCATCAAGCTCTGCAAGTGCCTCATATAGTCCTTCATTTAGTCCTTCAGTCTCTCCATCTCAGAGTCCGTCTAGTTCTCCCTCAAGTAGTTACTCGCCTAGTATTAGTCCTTCCGTATCTCCAAGTTCCAGTTCGAGTGTTAGCCCGTCTAGCTCTGTCTCATCGAGTGCCAGTGCCAGTTATTCTCCTTCTATTAGTCCGTCTCAAAGTCCGAGTAAATCCCCTTCATCTAGTGCCAGTTCTTCAGCCTCTAGCTCAGCGTCAGCTTCTATAAGTGCTTCAAGTAGTGTCTCGTTGTCTCCATCAGCTTCTCCTAGTCAATCGCCTTCAGCCTCGATTTCAGCCAGTGCGAGTCCTAGTTCTAGCCCTAGTTTGAGTGCGAGTTCTTCGGCCTCAGCTAGTATCTCATCATCCCCATCATCTTCGTACAGCCCTAGCGTGAGTTCGTCAATATCTCCGAGCTTGAGTCCTTCGCAAAGTCCAAGTGCTTCAATAAGTAGTAGTCCGTCATCTAGCTATTCGCCAAGTATCAGCCCTAGTAGTTCTCCTTCAAGTTCGGCTTCACGCAGTCCGTCTAACTCTGTATCATCTTCTCCGTCTGCTTCATATTCTCCAAGTATAAGTCCTTCCAGTTCTCCGTCTAGTAGCGTTTCTGCTTCTATTAGTTCTAGTCCGTCTAGTTCTCCCTCAAGTAGTTACTCGCCTAGTATTAGTCCTTCCGTATCTCCGAGCGTCTCACCCTCTAAGAGTCCTAGTAGTTCTCCTTCTATGAGTGCCAGTGCCAGTTATTCTCCTTCCATATCTCCTTCAGCTAGTCCCTCAGTTTCACCATCAAAAAGCCCTTCAAGTTCTGTCTCAAGTAGTGCCTCTGCTAGTTATTCTCCTTCTATCAGTCCTAGTAGTTCTCCAAGTAGCAGTAACTCTAAATCACCCTCAAGTTCACCTAGCTCTAGTGGTTCAGCTTCTATATCGGCTTCTAGCTCAGTCTCAAGTTCAGCCAGCTCATCTGCTAGTAAAAGCCCGTCAGTCAGCCCATCATTAAGCCCTAGTGCTTCTGTTTCGGCTAGTTCAAGCCCTTCAGGGAGTCCTAGCGTTAGCCCATCTAAATCGCCAAGTTCTAGCGTTTCTCAATCAGCAAGTGCGTCAATATCTGAAAGCTCGTCTGCTTCCTTATCACCAAGCGTTAGCCCAAGTATCAGCCCTTCAAGTAGCATTTCTGTTTCTCCATCTGCGAGCATAAGTGAAAGTTCGTCAGTTAGTCCTAGTGAGTCAAGTTCTGAATCAGCTAGTGAGTCTAGCAGTGCTTCAGCCTCTCCTAGTTCTTCAGATAGTCAAAGTCCTAGTTCAAGTTATTCACCATCTGTTTCACCTAGTGTCTCTGAATCTTCCAGTGAAAGCCGAAGCGAATCTAGCAGTGAAAGTGCCTCAATATCAGAAAGTTCTTCGGTATCTTCGTCTGAATCAGCGAGTCCGTCATCTAGCGAAAGCGTTTCTGAGTCAGCCTCTATTAGTGAAAGTTCCAGTCCCTCATTAAGCGAATCAAGTTCAGAGTCGGCTTCAATCTCTGAAAGTAGCAGTGAATCCTCGTCAGCCTCAATCAGTCCCTCAGTTTCACCAAGTGTTTCTGAAAGTTCATCTGAGAGTAGTAGTGAAAGCTCGTCAGAGAGTGCTTCAGAATCAGTTTCACCTTCTGTTAGCCCGTCAGTTTCAGAGAGTCAATCAGCTTCAGCTTCTATTAGTGAATCAAGCTCAGAGTCTAGTTCGGAGTCAGTCTCTCCTTCGGTTTCACCTTCATTGTCTGAGAGTGCTTCATACTCTCCAAGTATCAGCCCTTCATCGAGTGAATCATCCTCTGAATCGGCTTCATATTCTCCGAGTGTCTCTGAGTCTACTTCAGAATCAAGTTCAGAGTCCTCCTCTGCTTCCTTATCTCCATCAGTTAGTCCCTCGGTTAGTCCTAGTCAATCCGATAGTGCTTCAGCCTCTAGCAGTGAGTCAAGTAGTGAATCATCAAGTGCTTCAGCTAGTTATTCTGAGTCTGCTTCAGAATCTAGCAGTGAAAGTTCAAGTGCGTCAGTTTCAGAATCACAAAGTCCTTCTGCGAGTTATTCAGAGAGTTCCAGTCCTTCAAGTTCAGAAAGCCAAAGTGATTCAGCTTCTATAAGTGAATCAAGTAGTGAGTCGGCATCAGAATCTAGTTCTGAGAGTTCTTCCGAGTCATCATCTGCTTCAGTTTCTCCTTCAGCCTCAATCAGTGAATCTAGTAGTGAGTCTTCATCTTCCTCTACCTCTCCATCAGTTAGTCCATCTAGTTCAGAGTCGAGTAGTGAGAGTGCTTCAGAATCTAGCTCAGAATCTAGTTCTGAGTCTTCAAGTGCTTCTATTTCTCCATCGATAAGTCCTAGTTCTAGCCCAAGTAGTAGCGAAAGCTCTAGTGACTCTGCCTCTATAAGTGAAAGCGTCAGTCCGTCAATCAGCCCTTCAGTTTCTCCGAGTATTAGTCCTTCGGTGTCAGAAAGCAGTTCAGAATCATCAAGCGAAAGTTCTAGTGGCTCTGCGTCTATCTCAGAAAGTTCTTCTGAGTCCTCGTCACCATCTATTAGTCCCAGCTTGAGTGAATCTTTGTCGGAATCATCTAGTGCGAGTGCTAGTTATTCAGAAAGCGTCAGTCCATCAGCCAGTTATTCTGAAAGTGTTAGCCCTTCTGTCTCTCCTAGCGTGTCAGAGAGTAGCTCGGAGTCTTTGAGTGCTTCATTATCAGAAAGTTTAAGTGAAAGTTCTTCGGCTTCAGCCTCAATATCAGAATCTTCCAGTGAAAGCCAAAGTGAATCAGTTTCACCCTCAGTTTCACCAAGTATCAGCCCGTCTATCAGTCCTTCAGTGTCAGAAAGCTCTAGTGCTTCGGCTTCTGAGTCTAGCTCAGAGTCTAGCAGTGCGTCAGTTTCTCCTTCGGTTAGTCCTAGTTTGAGCGAAAGTTCCTCAAGCTCTCTCAGTGCGTCTGTAAGCCCTTCAATTAGCCCAAGTAGTAGTTCTAGTGTCTCTCCGTCAGAAAGCCCCTCTAGCAGTGTCTCCGTAAGCCCTAGCGTGTCTCCTAGTGTCAGTCCTAGTGTCAGTCCTAGTGTTTCGCCTAGTTTATCTCCTTCTGCCAGCATAAGTGAGTCATCTAGTATCTCTGCGTCAATTTCTAGCTCACCTTCTGCATCTCCTTCTGTTTCTCCATCTGTATCGCCTTCTGTCAGTCCTAGTAGGAGTGCTAGTTCTTCAGCTTCGGTCAGTCCTTCTGTAAGTCCAAGTAGGAGTGCCTCTAGCTCGGTTTCTGTATCTCCATCATCTTCAGCTTCTGTTAGTCCTTCGGTCTCTCCTAGCGTTTCTCCTTCAGTTTCTCCGTCAATCAGCACCAGTCAGAGTCCGAGCAGGAGTGAAAGTGCCTCAGCTTCATCTAGTGCTTCTTTAAGTCCTAGTGTAAGCCCATCTTCAAGTATAAGTGCCAGTCCTAGTGCTGGAACAATTAAAATAACCCTATTAGGGAGTTTCTTTAAACGACTTAAAAGAAAGTCCTAAAAGTGCTATAATAAAGGAAAGGAGAATTTTATGGAAATTTTAAAAGAAACAGGTCAGTTGAATGAACAAGTCATCACTGAGTATGGCGTTAAGGGTCGTTCTGGAAGAAAATCTAAGGGTGCTGCTGGAAATAAGCCCGTTAAACTCAAAAGAATGAAACGAGGCAAAATGAAAGGAACTTACAGATTGAAATCAAAGTCTGGGAAGGTTCTTTATCTCAAGATGCCAGGAGGCAGATAAATGACAGATTTAGAAAAGCTTAGATTTAGATTATCAGACCAACTCAAAACAAATGAAGTGGTCTATACGGGAGACGGGATAGTAACGAGCTTCTCTTTGGCTAAGGTCGGGGTTAATAGCTCTGAGGTCTGGCTTAATGGAGTCCTACAAACAACTGGCTACACGATAGATAATGTTTCTGGGACTATATTTTTTACAGTAGCTCCAGCATATCAGGTTGTTGTTAGGGTTAGATTTGAATATGCCGCATTTACGGATGTTGAAGCTAATGCCTTAATAGCAGAATATGGTCTAGACCAAGCCTTAGTTGAGGCAATAGATGTTTTATTACTAGACTCAGCTAAGTTATCAAACTATAAAGCAGGGGATTCGTCAATAGACAATACAACAATATTTGCTAAATTAAAGGAGATGCGAAGTATCTTAAAGCTTAAATCAAACGCAACTATAATCGCAGAGAGAGTTGTTACTGATTACCCGTTCACTCCAACAACTACGGAAGTGATTGATTTAACAAGAGATGATTCAATAAACTAATGCACCCATCAAGATTAGACAGCTGGAGAGATAGAATCGTAGAGGAGAACAAATCCGTAATAGATATGGTTACTTCTAATTTAAATTCCTTTGAGGTTTATCGGAATACGACAAATGATGGATTTACAACTGATGGTGGATTAGTGTTTATAGGGACGATAGACGGGTCTATTTCGGACTTAGGAGATAAGATAGAGATAGTATCTAACAGTCAATTTGTTGTGCCTCAGGACATCCTGAGTGGCTCTGTCGGGGACTTCTCTGTAACAAAAATAGACAACGACATAGAAAACGATAGCGTAATAATAACGGTAGTAAGAATATGATAGTCGGTTTAGATAGAATTAGTAAAAATATGACCACTTGGGAAACTACCGAAAAGAAAGCCATAGCTAGGGGGATGAATGATGCTATGGGAGATGCTCAGACAAATATGTATGATGGAGCTCCCTGGAATGACATTACGGGTAGAGCAAGGAAGGGTCTCAAGGGAACTACTGATATAGGGGTTGGTAATGTTAAAGGCTATATGACAACAGAGATGTCTTACGGAGTGTTTCTTGAACTTTGTAATAACACTAAATACCAAATTATCGTTCCAGTGTGGAAAACAACAAGCAACAACTTATTAAAAAAATATATGGTTAGGGCGTGGGTATGAATGATACAAAAAAAGCAATATTTAGAATATTAAGTACAGATAGTACATTATTAGCTCTCTTGGGGCTGAATAAGCCATTTTCTAATCCTACGGGGTCAGAGAGTCGGGCTAACAGTATAATTCCAGGGGCAAACGCTACGGGGAAAACAAAAACCCCATTTATATCAATAAAAATAGCTTCAGATAGTAAGGTCGGGACATATTTACACGAAGAATATTATCAGATTAGAATTTACAATAGCAGAGATAAGGGTTTTGAGGAAATCAGGAAAATAGCAATTAGAGTGAATGAATTGCTTGACAAAAAGCGGTTAACCCTTGCGGAAGGGGTCAATGTTATGGTAAAATATGAGAGTAGTTTAGCAGAATCAGAAGATGAAGGTATAAAGCTGAACTATCGTGAATTAAGGTATCAAGTTTCCAGTTTATAGAAGATACAAGCCGAAAGGCAGTCAAGGAGACGGAATATTGTAGCAGTAGGACGCTACAAGTTTTGTGATGTCTTAAACAGGAAAAAGATATAGAACATTAACTAAAGAAGGAGGTCAGTAATGGCATTACTACCAAGCGTATTCGGTGCTGGACTCTCTGACGCAAAGATAAAAGTTCTTGCGGGAACGACCTACGATATTAAAGGTATAGTAACCGCAGAAGGTTCACCAGAAATTTCTGAAACAGAAATTAAAGGTGATGATGTAATTTTAGGAACTTTTGTTTCAGGTCAAAAAGAAACCATTTCTATCAAAGCAAACGCAGTTTCTTTTGATGTTATCCAAGCGATTACAGGCAACACTTATTCGTCATCTGCTTCAGGTGGCGAGGTTCCTATGGGGACAACATCTGAGCAAAGCCCACCTTATATTGAGGTTCAGGCATTTACTACAGCCAAGAACTCAGACGGAACAGCAGTTACGGTTAAAAAGATATGGCATAAAGTACAAATTAAGAGTACTAAAATATCTCAAGCAAACGAACAAGAATTGACAATGGAACTAGAAGGCGTTGCAATCCCAACAGCTCTTGAAATAAATGGTTCAACACCACTTTCACCAGCCAGAGTAGCAACTCTTAGTTTCTACATCTAATTAACTAGAAGGAGAGAATAATATGGATAGTAGGGAAGTCAAGCCAGAACCCCAAATCTCCTCTGCCTCAGACTTTAAGAAAAAGGCAGACGAAAGAAATAAACCACGGTTACTTGAATTGCCAAGTGGTTTAGTAATCAAGGTTAAGAAACCACAATTAGCAAGATTATTAAAAGAAAAAGCAATTCCAGCGGAACTCTTAAATGCCGTCTATTCACAAGCGGGAATAGGAGAAGACAAGGAAATAAAGCCAGACTTCTCAAAAAGCATAGAGTTCATAGATAAAATGATTATTATCTCTGTAGTAGAACCAACTATTAAGGACGAGCCTGACTATAATAAAGGAGAAATATCAATAGAGGACTTATCTGAAGAAGATAAGAACTTTATTTTTTCATTTATTAATGGAGTAGGGGGTAGTGGTCAATCAGACCTTGCCACCTTTCGTAAATAGTGAGGAAGCGTTATTAGTGGATTTGGTTTGTAAGAGATATCCAGGACAGAAACCGTCAGAATATCTGGGTATCTCTGATGCAGCAGAGGCATTTTCTCTGGATATGGCACTAGCAACGAGAAGCGAACTATTAGATAAAGATTTTTTGTTACTTAATATAAACGCACTACACGAAACAATAAACAATGTATCTCGTTCTATGGGAGCAAAGATAAAGCAACAACCCTATAAACCCATTCTGCTAGGCAAAACAAAAGAAAAGAAAACTTCAGAATTGCCTAATTTAGTTGATGTTTTAGCAGCACTGGGTGGAACTGGGGTGGTTTTGAACAATAAATAGGAGAGAATAAATGGCTGATACTGTTTTCCTCGGAAGTGCTTACGCAGAAATAGACCTTAGAACTGGAAACTTTACTAAGGGAATGACTCAAATGCAGACATCAATGTCTACACTTCAGGGTTCTTCTTCATCTATGGCGGCAAAGGTTACTGGACATTTAGACAGTTTAGCAAATAGAACCATACAATTTGCGGCAATAGCAGGTTTGGCGTTAGGGGCAGCAGGACTTGTCTTCAGTAAGTTTGCTTTAAGCACTACTGGAACTTATGAAATGAACCGAATCGCCTTTGAAACAATGCTTGGGTCAGGAGAATTGGCGGGAGATTTATTAAAGAAATTATCAGACTTTGCGGCTAAAACTCCATTTGAACTACCGCAGGTAGTGGCAGGAACAAAACAATTATTAGCCTTTGGCTACACAGCAGATGAAGTAATCCCTATGATGAGAAAAATGGGAGATGTGGCAGCGGCTTTGAATATTCCTATTGGAGATATGGCATATTTATTTGGAACATTAAAAACTCAGGGGAGAGCATATACTAGAGATATTCTACAATTTACCCTTAGAGGTATTCCTATGTTGGATTACTTAGCAAAAACACTAGGAGTAACTAAACAAGCCGCCAGTGAAATGGTTAGTGCTGGAAAAATAGGATATGCCGAGGTAGAAAAGGCGTTAGACTCAATGACAGAGGCAGGTAGCAAGTTTGGCGGACTAATGGATGCTCAATCCAAAACACTTCCAGGTATTCTTTCCAATATAAAAGACAACATTACCCGGGTTATCTTAGCTATGATGGGAATGGATTTAACAGGAGAGATTAAACCTAATTCTGCTTATGACCAAATAAAAGATGCCGCAATGGGATTATTACAATATTTAGATACGAACCGTGAGGCGATTGCCAAGGTTTTGCAAGGGTGGGTGTTAGCCTTTATTAATGTGGCACAATGGTTAGCAGAACTTGTAAGAAAATTTATGGAATTACCTCCTGCTATGAAAACATTTATCGCGGATGTCGCTAAAGTAACTTTAGGACTTATTGCCTTAAATGTTGTTTTAGATAAAATGGGAATTTATTTATTATTAACGAATATCAAATCTGTTGGTAGTTTTTTGGGTGGATTAGGAGGAAAATTAAAAAATCTTAGATTGGAATTTTTGGCATTAATAGAAATATTAGGTTCTTCTGGTGGGGCGGTGGCGTTACTAGGGGACTTCGGTATTGCCTTAGCAGAAATAGGGAGTGGGGGAGTGTTGGCTGGATTAGGTTGGATTGCGTTAGCAATAGGAGCAGTAATAGCAACTATTGTTGGAATGTATTTTGCTTGGAAAGATAATTTGGGAGGAATCAGAAATTTGGTAAATGACGCAGCACAAGGAATTATTGATGCTTGGGGAGGATTAGTAGCTGTATTTAATCAAGCATATAAAGAATTAGACGCAACCTTTGTTTCAATAGGTGGAATATCTGGAGCTTTGAGTGTCCTCGGTTCTTTATTGAAATTTGTAGCTGAAGCATTGGGGGTTGGGGCGTGGTTAATGGTTGTTCTTACTATGAAGGAAGTAGAATGGGCAATAAAGTTAATAACCGTTGCCGTACAAGTTCTTATTGAGGTATTCAAGATATTGTTCGGACCACTGGCAGACTCTATGAAAAGATGGGGAGATTTATTCAAAGGATATTCTGATGGGATGAATGGAACCTCCGAAAAGGCTACAAAGTCTTTTGAAGATATGGCAGGAAAATCGGTTGCCTCTACTTTGAAATTGTCTGAAGGAGTACAAAAGACACTTTATGAGTTGCAAGATAATTGTAAATTTATTACAAAAGATATCGCAGACGGAATGGTGGCAGAAATAGAGAAAATGAAAGGAAATGCTATCGCGGTATTTCAAAAAAACAATGATGAAGCAATAGCCAAATTAAAATATTTAAGAGATGTTACAAAGGTAATAACAGCAGAACAGTACGACTCTATGGCTAAAAAGGCTAACGATAAACTTGATGAACAAAAGAAAAAACAAGATGAAGTCGCTAAAGCAATAGAGGACAGAATTACTGTATTAAAAGATAAAGGGATTACAGTTACTCAAGAGATGAGAACAAGCATTGTAAAACAAATTAATGATATGGCGGTAGAGGTTGTAAGGATTCAAACAGACGGGAATATAAATCAAACATTAATACTAGAAAAACTAAAAGCGTCTAGCGGTAGAATAACATTAGAGATGGCTTCGGAGGCAATAAAGAATAGCATAGTCCAAAGAGACTCAACTATAAAAGCCGCAAATGAACAATATGATACTACAATTAAAAATATAATTTATTCAAGAGATGTTTCAAAAACAATGACCGCAGAACAAGCAGCAACAGCAATCGCAAACGCCACAAAACAAAGAGACGACACCATTAAGGCGGCAAATGAAATGTCCGCTGGGGTGGTTAAAGAAGTTCAAGGAATGGGTGATAATGTTAAGGCTGATATAGACCTTAAAAATGGACAAATATTATCTGGTTGGCAAAAATTTGGTAGAGATGCCGCTGAGTTCTGGAAATTACTCGGAGCAATTATTCAAGATGTTATGAACGGGGATTGGGCAAAATTAGGAAAAGACATAGTTGCTTTGTTTAATTATGGTATGGCTTCAGAAAAACAAAACACAATCAACACCGCTACAACCTGTGCGATAGACGCAAAGGGAGGACTTGTAAGCGAAAATGTTAATGCGATAATCGGTGGGAAAGAAATGGTTACTAATTTTAATAGTGGTATGTTGCCAGCAAAAGAAGTTGTAAAAGCCACCACTTGTTCTATTTCTGATACTGCCTTAAGTGGACTTAAAAAGAATAATCCTTTGGCGTTTGGAGAAGGAAGTTGGTTTTCAAATCAGTTCGGTGGGGGGATTGGGGCTGGAAAAGGTACGGTAAGTGCCAATGCTAATGCGGTAGGAGACAGTGTATCTGCTGCGAACAAACATTCTGGGAGTGCGTGGACTTGGGGGAATAACTTTGATATTAACTTTGGGGCAGGATTAAACGCTGGGTTAAAATATATAGATGACCCGATAAATCAAATGTGTCTTATCCTTCAGAGGCCTCATCAATCTTATAATCCATTATTACCCGCTATGAATTGGGGCAAAAATCTTATAACTAATTATGCTAAAGGGATAAAAAATGCTATGCCTTTGCTTGAAAGAGAAATGTCAATGATGACTGGGGTTCTTCAGGCTGGAGGAGTTTCAATCAATCCAAACTCTCCAAACTTTGACCAGAGTATTACGAATACAAATCTAAGTGTAAATGTAGGAATGTACGGAGGCACAGAAATAGAAAAACGCAAGATGGCTACGGAAATATTTAATGCGATGGATGATGTCCTTATCGCTAAGGGCAAAGACCCAATTCTAGGAGGAGTATAATGAATTATCCAGTTTTAGCAGGGACAATGCTTCCACATCCTACAAGTTGGGAAGTGGAAAACATAGTAGCAGAAACAGATACCGTCAGTCTAGGCGGAACGAGTATGGCGGATGTCCTTTATTATAAATACAAATACACCTTAGTTTATGAAACGATAAATGAAACCGACTACCTGGTGATGAAAAATATCGTTAATAGTCAGTATATTACTAACGCTGTTTTGACTTTTATTTACGAGAAGTTTCCTGAATTATCTCAACCGAAGAATGTTTTTGCAAGGATGGCTACGAAGGAATTTGTAGCAGGTTCGGGGACTGATTATATCTCAAAAGTAACCCTAGTCTTAACAGAGATAGACGCAAGATAATGAGAACAAGATGAGAACAGTTACAGATGAATTTACAACTGAATCGGGCAATCAAAGACGAAAGCCTCTTTATAAAGTAGAGATAGACTGGAACTTAACGGGAAACTACATAGATGAGTCCTGGTATTTGCTTTCGCTAGGAGTTGAAAGGTCAATAGAAGAACCCTTAGGTGGGGTTAATTCCTGCTTGGCTGATGTGGTTTTGGCGAATCAAACTAATCGGTTTACACCGAGTTAGGATATAATGGACAAATTTAGAAATAAAGCAACTTGTCAGAACTGGATAGAAGGTTCAGTTTCTGATTTGTGGATTGGGGTAATATAATGGCAACCCTTATAGATAGTTATAGCGAAAGTAATTGTAACGACTTTGTTAACCAGGGGAACACTTTTTTTGTAGACCGTCACGGTCAATCATTCACGGGAAGTGGTGCTAAACTAACTTCGTGTAAATTTTATTTGAAGAAATCTGCTTCTCCTGTTAATAATATGACCGCAAAGTTGTATGCCCATTCAGGGATATTCGGTACAAGTAGTTTACCAACAGGTTCTGTGTTGGCAACATCTGGCACAATCGCAGCTTCAACTTTGTCTAGTACAACCCCCGCCCTAATTGAATTTACTTTTAGTGGAGACCAACAATATCAGATGACCAAGGATACTAAGTATTGCATAGAAATTCAATATTCTGATATTTCTGGTGCTTATATTATGATTGGGGTTGATACTTCTGCTTATTCTCACGATGGTAATGCTTATGACTACGAAGGTGATGGTGATGAATGGCAAGTTAGTTTATGGGATATGATTTTTTATGTTTATGGAGAAAGTCCTCCTCAATCTGCGTCTTATTCTCCGTCAATCAGTCCTTCTTCATCGCCCTCAAGTTCATACTCTCCCAGTACAAGCCCATCTAGTTCAAACTCATCCTCAGTTTCAAGAAGTCCGTCAAGCTCACCGAGCAAAAGTGCCTCTGCGTCTTATTCACCAAGCGTTTCGGCTTCATCTAGTATTTCAAGTTCTGTTTCGGCTAGTTATTCTCCAAGTGCTTCCTATTCTCCAAGTTCTAGTGCTTCTGCGAGTCCGTCTTTAGGAAGTTCATCAAGTTCTGTTTCGAGGAGTCCGAGTGCGTCAATCTCAGCCTCAAGTAGTCCATCAAAATCGCCATCATCTAGTCCTTCTAAAAGTCCCTCTAAGAGTCCATCAAAATCACCCTCTGCTAGTCCGAGTGTTTCATCCTCAAAATCGCCAAGCAGTTCTTCTTCCAAAAGCTCTAGTCAAAGTCCATCAAAGAGTCCATCAAAAAGCCCTTCAAGCTCTCCATCTAGTTCAAATTCTAGTAGTGCTTCTATGTCTCCAAGTCTTTCAGTCAGTCCTTCTGCGAGTCCATCACCGAGTCCTGGAGTTCCAATAGAGGGAGATATTCTACCAAAGAGACCAACCAAGATAAGCTTAGGATTCACCACTACTAACGGGAATGAGTTGATTCAAGTCTTTACTGGAAGGAGTGGATTACCTAAAGCGAATATGTCCAGTAAGCAGGCAAGGATTAAATTCTATGATGATGTTAAAATGCTCAATAATTACAAACTCCCAGATGGAAGTGTTTATTTAGGCAAAACAACAGACGAATATATTAAATTAATTTTAGCTGAGATAAAAGACAGTGACGGGAACGCTCTTTATAATTCTAGTAACTGGACCAAAGGTGGCGTCAGCTTGATAGAACCAGGGCTTCAGACTATTCCAATTTGCTGGTGGGGTGGGAATACTGCTGGTTATGAAATTATGACTGCGGCTGAAGCTGAGGGTGGAAGATTTTATCAAAACGATGAAGGCTATTTTGTTTTTGAGAATCGCCAACACTACAATACCTACCAAAAAGAAAAGGTCTGGGACTTTAACTATAATAATTTAACAGATATAGACTTTCCAAATGACGAAGACCAAATCGTTAACAAGGTCAGGGTAATTGTCAATCCTAGGGTAAAAAAATCATCTCAGATACTCTGGGAGTCAAGTGGAAGTATTGAAATTGCAGGGAAGTCAACAGAACCTGTCTGGGCTAACTTTGAGGACCCTTGTGGAGTGATTACAACGCCTGTGGCTAATACTGACTTTAAAGCAAATTCAATCTCTGACGGGTCTGGTGTGGACAAGACAAACAAAATAACGGGAACTTTTGTTAAATGGGCCGAATCAATGTTGATGAATATTTACAATGATGATGCTGGAACGGTTTATATTACAAATCTACAAGTAAGAGGAGAGCCTTATATTATTCAGGGAGCGACTATCATAGAACAATTAGACCAAGACAGTATTGATTTATACGGGGAAACATTACTTGAGGTAGATAACAAATACCTCCAAGATGACCACTATGCAGATGCTTTGGCAATTTCATTAATTGCTAAATATAAAGACCCGTTTCATAAGATGGTTTTGAACAATCGGGCAGTTCCACAACTCCAATTAGGAGACATTGTAGCTGTCTTTAATCGTAAAAACGATGTATACTATGTAATGAGAATTATAAAAATTTCCACAGTCTTTAATCTTGGTGATGGATTGACTCAAGAACTTACAGTCAGGGAAGTCTTAGATAGTGAAATTGCAGACTTATTTGAAATAGAGGAATCATTAATTGAAGGCGTGGATATAATCTCAGCTTAGAAAGGATTTTAAAATGGCAGATGAATTTACAGCAGACTGGGCGGTAACTGCGGGGGATAAACCAACTGCGGCTAAATGGAACGAGATAGGAGATAGTTTAGACTTTTTAATGGCTAATTTAGTCCCTATCGGTGTAGAAATGATGTGGGTGGGAAGTTCAGCTCCAGCATCTCCCGTAGGGGTTTGGTTGCTGGAAAATGGTCAATCATTATTAAGAGCAGATTATCCTGATTTATATAATTTGATTACAACGACCTATGGATTTGTAGACGCTACGCATTTTAATTTACCAGATAAACGGGGGAGACTCCCAGTCGGATATGTTGCTGGTGATGCTGACTTTGGTACAATGGGTAAAACTGGCGGAGGCAAAACTCACTCACACTCAGGAACAACTAGTGGAGTCACAGCCAATCACTCTCACGCCTATACAGGTGTCTACGAAACTGGACACTCTGCCGCGGGTAGTTATTGGAACCACTATGAACCAACCGCGGCAAATACGGGACAAATATCTGCCGACCACGGTCACAACATTTCTTTAGGCTCTGGAACTGCCGATAGCACAATTCAACCATACCAGGTAACTAATTTTATTATCAAAGCATTATAGTAATCAAATAGGAATAAATGAACAAATTCAAGAAAACACCGAGTAACCGTTGGGGGAGCATAATAGGAACTCCGAGTTCTTTAGCCACATTCGTTGCTCCGCCTGAAGGGGCTGGTATTTTCATAGACGATACTCACTTGGGGTTTTACAACAGTCCTGACTGGAAAACCTATATGGACAATACTGGTAACTTCTATCTGGGGGGAGAGAATGGGCCATTACAGTGGGTTTCTGCCGATAGTATGCTTTTAATCGGAGACTGGAGATTTGATACTGACAAAATATGGAGAGACGGAGATACTGATGCCGAATCAGCAGGAATGTCACCAGTAGATTATCCTTTTTATTCTGGGAAATTGTTTGCGGATAGAGCTACTGCTCCATTTAGAGTTAATTTAGATGGGTCGGTGGTTGCTAAAGACATTACGACAAACACTCGTCAACTTTCAGCAATCCCTGGGGATAATTTACAAGACTTAATTGATGAAGTTGCAATTACAGGAGGAACTTTAGGGCTTAGAAATGGTTATTATCCTTTGGATTATGACCTTAACATCCCATCGGGGGTTTATCTTAAGGGAGAAACTGCCGAAGGAGTTATTTTAGATTTCTTAGATAATACTCACGGGATTAAATCTATCGGAGGAAATGTTTATAATGAGGGCTTTGTAGGTGTAACTCCTGGGGAACTCGTAGTTACGGGAATTGGCACGACTTGGACAGATGTAGATATGGCTAACTCTCCGTGGATATTCTTACAGGAAGATTGGGCACAGATTGCCAGTATAGAAAGCGACACCTCTTTGACCTTGGTTTCTCCGTATGCTTGGTCTCCTCTCTCAAGCTCAGCCTATGTTATTGCTACGCCAATTTCAGATACCCAGGTTGTGTATTTGACAATTTTAAATGCTGATGTTGGGGTCTTGGCTCAATATCATAGGAATTTTGGATTTGATTCATTATTTGCGGTTTCCTGTGGGGTGGGGATGCTCGTGAGCTCCTCCTGTAATGGAACCTTTACTAATGTTGGGTCTTATTACTGTGGATATGGACAGGTTTATGAGAATTGTCATCTGCAAGAAAACAAAACCCCTGGAGTTGTGGGGTGTCTTGATTTTGGGTTAAGGCTCGATAGGTGTGCAAATTTCTCGGTTAATAGTGCTTTTGTCGGGGGGAATGGAACCAATGGAGTAGAATTAGATACTTGTAACAGTACAACAATCAGTGGGACATTTTTAGCGAACGCTTTAGATGGAGCATATATTTTAGACAGTTATTCTTGTGCCTTAACGGGGAGTTCATTTAGTGGAAACGCTAACGGGGTTGAAATATCTAATTCATCTGAGGTTGGGGTTAATTTAGGAGCAATAAATTATAACTACGGGTACGGGGTTATGATAGATGCTACAAGTATTGATAATATGATACTTGGATGTAGTTTTACCCTTAATGGGTCTGGGGGACTTAACGACTTAGGGACCAATACAGAAATTGGTGTTAATACTGGAATTGATAACTACACCAAATTAGAAGCTCATCCTGTTGGTTCAGTTTATATGTCGGTTTTAAATACCGACCCAACAACTGCGTTGGGGGGAACCTGGGAAGCGATTGCCCCAGGATACACAATAGAAAGCATCCCGATATATGTTTGGAAAAGGGTATGAAAGCCGAAGCAGACAAAGTAATAATTTTAGCCGAAGGATTGGCTGAAAAGGTAAGGGTGTGTAAACTAGAAGAAGAAATAAGGGTAATGGAATGTCTAAAAAAAGAGAGAGAAGCATCAAACAGCTTATATGCGGCAAAGATAGTAGAAAAGATAACCTTCGGAATGATAGCGTTAATTCTGATTGCAGTTTTAACAGCGATAATGGCGGTGGTGATAAAATGAAATTTAGAAGAAAAACCGACCTTCCTCAAACTAGAAGATTATGGCTTCTTACTTTTTTTGGCTACGGAACTTTGATTTTAGCCTTTGGGATTATTGCCTTAATCATCTTCTGGGAATTTTACCCATATAAGACTGTTAAGATAAAGAATGTAACTGTTTTAAATACCGAAGTCCAACAGGGTAGCACTCTTTCAATTAAATTAGATTATGACCGCTATACTGATATAGACTCAATAATCATAAGACAGTTCAAAAACGGGATAGTTTTCACTACTCCAGCAATGGAAGCAACGGGAGAACCTGGACACTATGACCGACTTATAGAAGTTTCTATTCCTGGAACTCTACCACCAGGAGAATACACCCTCACCACAAACGCTACCTTTAAAGTAAATCCAATCAGAGATATGACAGTAAAGTGGGTAACAAGTAAATTTACAGTTACAAGAGACGAGTCGGGAGCCTATGGAGCAACACCGTCAAGAAGTAATTTAAAGGAGGACTAATGGATAGGTGCAGTGTTTGTCACGAGGATAGAGATTGTAACGAAATGTATAAATGGGCTGGAGAGCCAGCAATGGAAGAACCTAAATATTACTGCAACCAGTGTATGAAAATGATAAGGATGGAAAAATTGCTTTGTAAAGATTGTTTTAATAAATGGAAGGGGGACAAATGATAAATATAATTTCACAACTACCCAGGAATGGGACACAGGACACACCTCATAATATTGGGGGGATAACCCACCTTATTTGTCATCACGACGCCCAGTGGCGACCTGAAGCTTATGATGACCTAACAAGGTATATTCAACAAGCGAACTTTCATATAGGTCGGGGTGAAGATGGACTCCAGTATCATTACAAGATTTCAAACTTAGGAGATGTCTATCAATGCCGTAACTGGACTGATACCCTTTGGCATTGTGGCAACTATCCAGTTAATAGAGCTTCAATCGCTATTTGCTTAGATGGGGACTTCACCCAACAACAACCCACAGCTCAACAACTCTCAGCCCTACAAGGACTCTTAGACGAACTCTGCACTCAACATCCTGAGTTTCCTGCTGATTCAAACGATGTATTCGGTCACGGAGAAGTCGGAGCAAGTGCCTGTCCAGGATTTAACCTGTTACCAAGCGTTCAGAAGTATCGTAACGGCGGAAGTATCTCGGTTGTCGCACCGCCAACTCCACCGCCAGTTCAAGACCCACCTGTTGTAGCTCCTAAATTTTGGAGAGTGTATGACGCTAATGGAACTCAAGTCGGGGCTTATTCATCTCAAGGGAATGCTCAGAACAAACTAGATACTTTAGAAGCTGGCTCAATAAAAGACCCTGATGGAAACATAGTCGGATTCAAAGATAAACCTATCGTAGTAGTAGAGCCACCGTTTATTGGAGACCCTATCTTAGACCCACCAGAAACGCCTACAACGCCCCCTGTTGACCCGATTATTCCTACCCCCTCTATCACACCACCAACGCCAGAAAAGCCCGTTATAACGCCTCAGAATGCGTTACAAGCGTTGTGGGGAGTAATTATACAACTCTTTAAAAGATTGTTCGGGAAGAAATAAGAATAAATTAGAAAGGAGGTGAGAAAGATGAAAGAAGTATTAAAAAGGCTTAAAAGTCCTGTCGTTATTATCCAATTATTAACTATCATTGGGACAATTATTGTTTTACTGATGCCTGAATTAAGTGAAACCGTGAAGATTTGGGTTGGAGCGTTTTCAACCATTATCAATGTATTCGCAGGTTTGAACAATCCTACAACTAAAGCAAAGTTTTAGTTTTAGTGAATGGCGATTTAAGTCGCCATTTATCTGCAACTAAGCAAGTACCTTAAAATTTAGATTAGAGGAGGAAAAATGGAAGGGTTTGGTTGGTGGTGGCATCTATGCGGAGGTAACAAATGTACATCATCCTTGAATATGAAGGCATCGACTACCTTATGTGCCGATGCCCCAGTTGTCACAAACTCACCCAAGTCACAGGAAAGAAAAAACCTCTCAAAGTAAGGACATGTTGGAATTGCGGCTACTGGTTTGTGGAGGACTGTGATGAAGCTGAATAGAATAATTATATTGCTGTTCGTCACTCTCTCAACCATCTATGTCGGTATGTGGATTGCCTACCTGGTAGTCCGCTTCATCAACAAGGGGCTGGAACGATGGTCCATACTCAACTGATAAGAGTTCAGGGGGAATTGGTGATAGCGGCAGTCTGCCCTTTTGCCATACCTGGTGTCTGCTTTGGAATCAACTAACTCTTTTTTACTGGTGTGACTGTTGCTCAAACTACTTTTATACCTACTCTCTGAAGGCGAGGTGGTGGTGATGACGACCATAGATGATTATTACTTGCCACTAACCTCCCTCAAGAGAGTTTTAATCGGTACAATCTTTATTGAAGATGAAGGCAACTACGACGATATGATGACAACCATCATCAGGGGAATAATGGCATCGGGGATGCACGAAGATGCTCTCAAGTGGGGATATGTTCAGGGTTCTGGGCTTATCTGCATCTACAAGCAAGTGCCTATGCTGGATATTTACGGGCATTTGTCAAGCCAATAGGAGGCGATGATGGTCTCGGGAATCCTCATAGGGATAGCAGTAGGATATTTTATCGCCTACTTGCTTCACGCAAAGAAGGAATCGTGAACCGCCATTGGGCGTGTGGTTGCCCGATAGGCTCAAAGACTTGTGCTTATCAAAACCCACCCAAGAAAGACCCCAAGACCACTGGCTTCGGTTGGTGGTGGCATCTAATACCTGGAGTCAGGGGGAAGTGATGGCTAAGTGTCCCATTTTGTGGTAATATGTTAGTATAAATAATTTCTAATAAATGAGTAATATAACTCGGAAAGGAGTATATGAAGGAAATTAAATTAACTCAGGGGAGAGTAACAATAGTTGACGACTCTGACTATGAATTACTTACCCAACACAAATGGCAGTTTGATAGATATGCCTACTGCACAAGAAAAGTAGGCGGAAAGAGAAAATCTATCAGAATGCACACGGTGATAATGAATCCACCAAAAGGAATGTTGGTAGACCACATAAACGGAGATAGGTTGGATAATCGTAGGGAGAACTTACGGATAACAACCAACTCTGTTAATGTTAGAAACCAACAAGGGAGTAGGTCTAAGAAATATCCTGCACCGCAGGGTGTTTACTGGGACAAATCTCGTAATAAGTGGAAAGCTTGGGGATGTATCAACTACAAGAAATTCCACATAGGTCGTTTTGATACCATAGGTGAAGCTCACCAAGCGTATCAAGATGAAATGACCCAAAGAGGCATTGAGCTTTGAAAGAGGGTGATTCAGGTGCGTTGTCCAATCTGTAAGAAAACCCTTAAGAAGGGGACTTGGAATAAGCACCACTATTTACTGGTTTCCTAAAGCTAAGTTCGTAAACAGAAGTGAAGGTCGGATAACAACTCCGCTTCACATCATCTGTCACAGACAATTCCACTACGACTTCTTGCACGACTGCCTTGCTACGGGAATGAACACCGACAAGTGCGAAGCCTGTGAGTATCTGGACATCTGTTGCTACGCTGTCGCCCATATGGAGTGAGGTGAATGATGGACACGAAGATAGAAATGAACGACAAAATCATAGGTAGACCAGTAAAACTCAATGTCGTTAAGTCCGAAGGCTCAAAACTCCTTGTACCAATAGGAGATGTTCACTTCGGAGCAATCAACTGTGATGTTGACAAGTTTCAACGCACGCTTGAGTTCTGCCGCAAAGACGATGCGTGGATACTGTTAATGGGTGATTAACATATAGGTCACCCCAAGTCCGTGAGGACTTGTACAAAAACTTCTTAAATTGCTGGGATAACCCAAGAGGCGAAAACCGAAAGGTTTAGCACAAACGGTCAATCAGCAGCCAAGCCCCGAAAGGGGAAGGTTCAGAGACTAAAGAGGAAGCACTTGTATTTTTGAATAGCATACTCTATAATTAGAATATGGCTAATCAATATATAGACGCTGATGGGAAAAGAAAGCGGACCAAAGACGAAAATGTTTATGCTGGACACGAAAAAGAGTATAAACAAAAATGGTATATAGACAACAAGGAGAGAATGCAAAAACTCCAAAAAGAAAGATACCATCGTAATAAAACTCGTTTACTAATGCTTAGTAGAATTTACCAAGCAGAACACCCAGAAGCGGTTAGAAGATATAAGAGGACAAACAAGGATAGAGTAAGATTTGGCGGGATTCGCCAAGACATCTTGGAAAGGGATAAGTTCGTGTGTCAAGTGTGTGATTCGGATAACCAACTGGTTATTCATCACATAGACGAGACAACGAACAGAAAACCCAACCAAATTGCCAACAACGACCCAACTAATCTCATAACACTCTGCAGAAGTTGCCACTTAAAAGTTCATAAATACAAGTTGAAGATATAGTCCGAACTATTAGGAGACTAATAGAAGCCAGAACATAAAAACTGGCGATAACATATAGCTATTGGAGGCGTCTAGCCGATATTCAATCGGGGCTGGTGTCTACGAGCAGTCCGACCCCCAGACACAACTGGAAGATATGATTGAGATGCTTGAACCGTATCGTGACTTGATAATTGGGTCACATATTGGAAACCACTCTTTTCGTATCTACCAGGCTACGGGCATCAATGTCATGAAGGTCATCTGCAAGATACTGAAAATCCGTTACCTCGGTTACGCCATGAACCATGTTCTTCATGTTGGTTCTCAGCGTTACATCGTTTTCTCTACGCATGGTTCTTCGGGGGCAACCCTGAGGCATACCAAAATCAAGAAGGTTCTGGACATCTCGGCTTGGAACAAGTCAGACCTTTATCTGTACGGACATGTTCACACCTTGGACATGAAGTCCGATGAGTATCGTGAGTATGATGCTCGCAACAAGGTAATGGTCACCAAGAAGCGTTACTTCGTACTTACAGGAGCTTTCCTGAAATATGACGACAGCTACGCGGAGCAAAAGAATTATCAGCCAGAGCGTGTAGGCGTGGCCAACATCCACCTTGACGCAGACCGTAACGACATCCATATATCTATCTAAATATCTAAATCTATACAAACTGGATATTATCTATACAAAAATAGACGATATCTATACAGGGGAGTATCTTCAACGCCTGAGTTATCCCTCAGAAACAGTTGGTACTCCCCTACCAACAAATATTTACATAAGTAAAAAAATAATATATAATAAGATTGTTGAGATAAGCAACAATAAAAAAGTTTATAAATTTTCGCAAGTGACTTCTCTGCTTATCTCAGAGGAGTCGTTTGCGTTAACTGGAGGTTATTTTGGCACAAAAAAGAATGTTTAGTTTGCAGATTGTAGATACAGATGTGTTCCTGGATATGCCAGCCACATCACAATTACTCTATTTTCATCTTGCGATGAGGGCTGATGATGATGGGTTTGTAAACAACCCTAAAAAAGTGATGAAGATTATAGGGGTGAATGAAGATGATATGAAAATACTATTAGTTAAAAGGTTTCTCCTATCGTTTGATAGCGGAATACTTGTCATAAAACATTGGAAGATTCATAATTATATTGCAAAGGACCGCTATTCAGAGACTAAATATCTAAAAGAAAAGGGTACATTATCTGTTAAAGAGAATGGTTCGTATACAGACTGTATACAAGATGTATACGCAGGTAAGGTAAGAGTAGGTAAGGATAGATTAGATAAGAATAGATTAGATAATACAGATATAG